ATCTAATCTTAAATCTAACACTTGCTTTACTGGATTCATAATCTGATTCGTAATATAAAATTCATAATCAACTGGTATATTATTTTTCTTAATATAATCTACATGTTCTATTCTATCACCTTGTAAAATATTCTTTTTCTTGTATTTAGGTTTCGTTAAATCTTGAACTGTTACACTTTTAAATTTAGGATTTCCATTTTTATAAAATCCATCCTGAATTTTATCTTTTTTCATTCTGTATCCAATAATATCTGGTTTATCATCTACAACCATATAAACATATGGTATTCTATCATTCGCCTTGGGTTTATTCCCTGGATCTCTTTCCGCCATTCTATCTGCTAAAACCTTATGTGCTATCCCCTGTGGATTCTTATAATAACCTCTCAATGATTTAGATATTACGAAATATGACAGTGGAAATTCTCCATTTCTAATTTTAACTAATGTTTCTTTTAACCACTGCAAGGTCGCATCAAAATCTTTTTCAATCATTATCTTTTCAATAACATGACCGAATACATATTTTACAATAGGAGCATTATCCCTTCTCTTAAGAACAATACCCATCGCAGTTCGTTTCGCATCGGTAGGTTCGAACTCATATTTATCTCCCGTATATCTTTTCTTAGATATCAAGATGAAAGGCCAGAATGTTTTTTCATATTCTAATACTTGGGGTTGTTTCCCTTCTCCATCCATTAATTCTTTAATAAATTCACCAGCTTCTTGACCACATTTAATTGAATGCTCTAATGCTTCTTTCCCTTCTAATAATTTACCATTTTTATCTTTTCTACTGAATTTCACGAATACGGAATCTGTATCACCATAAACAACTTCTGGTTTTTCATAACCATTATGAGAAGCCCACACTTCAACGCCATTAGTAGCATCAACTGTCAATCTTTCTCTACCAACTGAGGTTGTACACGCCGCCAACTCTAACTTAAATATTGGACTCGTTTTCGCTCCTAATTGACCATATACAGAATTAGCTGTAACTTTATAAGCTAATTGTAATCCATCTAGAACCTTTTTCTTGAAATCATCTGTTTCATGATTCATTCTCTTTTTAGTTGCTTTTCTCGCTCCTAATAAATCCGAAAGAACAGCGGGGATAATACCCATCCCCGCGTCCCCTTCATCTATCATACCATTCCTAATCATAAAATCTTTAGTCAAGAAGTGACAAACTATCTTAGGTTTTTCTTCATCTAATAATTTTTCAATTGTATCTCCTTCTCCCTTCCCTTTATAAATCCAATTATCATATGTTATTGTCTGATAGTCCCTATTTTCAATCCATCCATTTTCTTCTATCTGTTTTTTATCAATAAATGTTTCATGTGAAATATTCTTCTCAATAATCGATGAAGGATACAAGGAAGCATAATCCAATACAGCAACTGGATCATCTAAATATATCCCCGGAGTAGGTTCTAAAACAATCGCCCCTTCGTAACCTTTCATCTTATATTTATCTTTTTTCATAATCTGTTTTAACCAGTTTTCTAATTCCCATGGAGTGGGTTGTCTCCAATCTGAATCTTCCTTTATCTGATCAATTATTTCTTCTTCTGTGTGCCCCTTTTTCGCCATCTTAACATAACTATTTAAATTCGGAATCTTAATTAGATCTGGAATTCTTGTATTTCTCTGTGATGATTTTTTCGCTACAACAGATGTAATTCTTACACCTTGACCTCTTAAGAAAATATATGAAGCGGGAACATAAGATACATTCGCCATTGCTAAATTATTCGGAATAATATCTAAAAGAAGAATTAAATTAATACATAATTCACAATCTTGGATACAATATTTCGCAACTTCCGCTCTACCATTAGGGCCTTCGTATTTATGTTTATCGAAGATATCTTGAGGCGAGATATCGTCCTTATTTAAGCACCATTCAATCTTGTGATATTTTTCAAGATCTATATCCAATGTTTCACAGAGATAGATATCTAATCTATTAATCCCATTAATTTTAATCTTTTTTCCGTCTTTATATGATTCCTCTCCAATATTACTATGAAGACTAAATGATATATAATCTCCTGTTTTCAAGGTTCCAATTGACGATACTCTAATTCTTTTCTTGTTTATTTCTTTTAATTTTCCTCTCATAAATTGTGAAGCCACATTATCTAATTTATAGGAATCTAAACTATGACCTTTTTCTATCTCTTTCTGTAAATCAAAGAGAATACGACCATCCATATTAAAGTAATAAAATGTATTTTCACCGAAAGCAGCTGAATTTAATTGTTGTTCTTTATCTTTGCAAATCTTATTCCTGTGACTTGTTTCGCCTTCTTCTATTTTTCCTAAATTATAAAATGTAGATTTAGGACAAGTTTCGTGGTGACCCCACTTATTACATCTACATGTACCCGAAGAGTTTTTAGGACAAGGGAAGAAAATATCAACTCTATCTTTAATATACTTGAAATCAAAACCGAAAATATTATATCCAGTTATAAAATCTGGATCATATTCTTTAATTAATTCCGACCATTTTATTAAAAGATCTTTTTCATCTTTACAAGGTACAACATCAATATTAAGATTATTCATTTTAGAACATATTTCTTCATCTTTCATATTATCATTGGGACCAATTACAAGGATATTCCTATACCAAGGATCTTTACCGCTATCTTCGCTTAAGCCATAGTCATAAAATACAGTTCCAATCTGTATAATCTGATCACCTTTTATTTTTACATCTTTATCTTTTATATCCGAAAAAGACGAATATTTCTTTTTAAATTTTTCAATAATATTATTTAGTAGTTTTCCCTCACGATTTTTCCATTTATCCAATAATCCGGGTATTATACTAATGTTATGATTATCATATTTCTGTATTAATTGGGTTATATTCTCTTTTATACTAATAAATTTAGCATTCTGGGTAATTATATCTTTAATATTTTCTATCACAATATCTCTTTCTTTATTTTTATGTTTTTCCTCATGAATTAATTTTATGATATCTTTAATCTCGGAAATTTCTGTAGATATAATTTTCATAAAATCCTCGTGAATAATTTTATTTCCCTCAGTTTCAAAATCATAAATATCTGTATATTCATAATAATTCTTAGGATCAGGCCACTCTATATCAAATGCTATCTTTAATAAATTTAATAGAATATCTTGTAAATATTCTTTATTTTCCCCGATATCATCATCCGAATCATAATCTAATGTTTTCTGTTCGGGTCTCAATTCAATTTCACCGACTCTTTTCTTTATTACCTTTAATGAATCGAAGATAGATGCTGCTAACTTTTTATAGTCTTTTTTAGCCATTGGGAAATCACCAGTTAAACTATCACACTCAATATCAAAGGATGCTATTCTGTAATTACTTGTTCTAATATCTTCAATACTTTCTACATCTTTCCAATCACAGAAATATTCTCTATCTTCTGCTTGATAAGGAAAAACTTTTTCTATATCAGTTTTATCGGTAGTAAGGACTTGAACCCATCCAGTTGGATTAATATTTCTTTCATGAATAAATCTAATTGTAGGATGAATAGAAGATTCGTATAAATTACTATCACATATCTTGTCTTCATTACTAACTCTGTCTAAATCTCTCCAAGAATGGTCTTTATCAACATAATTAAAATTAGATTTAGGATCATTATTATAAAATCTTCTTATTTCTGTAATAACTTTTTTCATATCTCCTAGATTCGTAAAACACGCTTTTAAGAAATTAAATTCCAATACTTTTTTATTATCTTTATCCCATTCTAAAGAATAAAAGTCTTTACCTTTCACAACCTGTGATTTATGAGATTCCGAACCTCTTATAAAAGAATTCATTAACCTTGGCATATTCTGACATATTCTTCTTAATAGACTTTCACCGTCACTTGTATCCCATCCCTCGGGAATTTTTAGATAAAAGTGAGGTAAATAATTTATAACATGACATACTAAATTTTCATTTTCTTCATTTTTACCATAGAGAGTTATACAGAACTTTTTTGATCTAATTTTATGTATATAAATGTCGTCCGATTGCATATCGACGATCTGAAATCTTTTAGACATTATTTATTAATAGTCTAAATTGTTTTTAATATCAAATTTATATTTATCTTAAATCAAATTTTAATATAATATATTTTATTATGGAATTACAATCAAGGGAATTCACTATTCTTTTAATAGCCGGTTTAGGTGTTTTTATTTATGTTAATTTTTTAAGAAAGAGTTTAAATTTAGATTTAATTAAAGCGGAAACCAATAATAAAGAATATTATGTCCGTAGATTACCCGATAAACAGGAAGCCGCTAATAAATTGGGTTCATTAAGCATTAAATTACGAAATTTAATAGAACATTGCGAAAAAAAAGACACTAAAAAAGAAGAAATAGAAAGATTATCTAAAAATTTCAATTCTGAAATAATAACAGAGAATATCCCCGGATCAAGATTCGTTGCTTATTCTGTAAATAAGGGGGATGAATTATCTATATGTATTAGAGAGAAGAAAACCGAAAAATTTATAGAGGAAAATACAGTTATATTCGTAGCTGTACATGAGATGGCTCATATTATGACTAAAGAAACGGGTCACCCCCCTGAATTCTGGGATAATATGAAATACTTATTAGAAAATGCTGAAGAAATGGGTATTTATATTCCTAAGGATTACTCTAAGGAACCAGTTGATTATTGTGGTCAAGAAATTAATAGCACACCGATGGATTTATAAAATCTTTCTTTCTATAAGGTCTTTTAAAAATATTTAAATATTTTTAAAAATATATATCTTTAATATATGAAAGATCTCATAGTTGAACCATCTCATACTAAATTTACTATCTATAGACATAAAGATATAGATAGTAAAACTCAATTGAAATTAAAATATCCTATTTATAATGAAGATACGATAGAAACAGTTTTAAATAAAATAGCTGTATCGGTAGATGATAAAATAAATAGTAGTCATATTTTCGCTTTTATAAATTATCCTCAATATGACAATGAAGATATAAGAGAAATAGAGAAAAAAATAATACCCAATGATAAATTTCGTGAATTTATTAAAGAACATTTTCCTGATTTTAAAAATTTAAATAAACATAAAACATTCGTAAAGAAAAATAAAGAATATTTGAATAGTAGTAAAGATTTCCCAAGAAAAGGTAATTGGAATGTATGGTTTCCTGGTAGACAACAACTATACATAGAAAGTTTAGAAAAATTAGAAAAAAAAGAAATAAATAAAGATCTTTTTAAAAATATCACGCCAATAAGTCATGAGATAGAAGATATTTCATTGGATATATTTCAAGATAAAGGATTAGATTTTAATATAATTAATAGAGATAATACTATTAAATATTTCAATATAATTGATCTATTAAATCATACACTTGTAAATAGTCACAATGATAAATTAACAATTCATTTCGTAACATTAGAAGATTATATAAATTTCATAAAAAAAAATAATAAATTTACAGATGAAGAAATATTTAAGGGACTGATTAGAAAATATTTCCCGGATTCAATATTAAGTGATATCAATAATGATAAAAATTATGTCACCGAATTAAAAAAAATTCAAAAATCAATAACATATAGATTAAAATTAAACGATGAAAAGAACGACAAACTCGGAACTATATCAGATCCATTAAAATCTAAAAAATATATCCAATACTTCTTGTATG